TAATTTATATTCAGGATATATTTTTTTACGGTACTTGCTACTTCCTAAATCTGCGGTAATTACTATAGTTCCACAGTTATATGAGGTAGCAAAAGATTCTACCGTTCTTAAATACTCCTCCTTAAACTCTTGTTTACCTTGGTGCTTCCATCTAAACCCTAAGTTTAAAGAATCTACTATTAATATTCTATTTTTATCTCGCTCCACTAACTGCTTAAATGTTTTGACCATTAATAAACCTCGGTTTTTCACTAAGTAACCAATGTTCAGCTACTAATACATAACAATTCAAATGCCCGACAAACATATAATGTTTGGTGTTCTCTGGCTTATCTCTAGTACCTACAAATATTTTTGAGCGATTATACTTAAAAAATAAGAGAGGTTTTCTATTAGTCTTTTTAGCTTGATTTTCTGCTTGACTCCACCAGCTAATAAATTCACTAGATTTATTAGTTAAAACTTTATCATCAAAATGTGAGTTTTTATAAAACTTAACTTCAATACAATAGTTTATTGCTGTGTCAGGTATAAATAAATCTCCTTTCATAAAGGGTAAAGCCCCCGACATGGGTACTCTTTCAAACTCTAACCCTGTGTGTTTTCTAAGTAATTCTCGTACTTGTTTTTCCCCTTCTGCGCCTTTGGCTCGGGAATCAACCATTCTTTTTCTCCTTTATTCTAACCTACTTATATCATTTTCTTTAATCACTTCTATTTTCTCCAGAAGTGGATGAGTCCAACCGTGAGATACTATATAAGTATTTAGTCCTTCTTCTGCAAGTAAAACTTCTACTAACTTCTCTCGTCCCATCTCATCTAATACATTTATTACTTCATCTAAAAATAATACATTTATTCTACTTTTAGAAATACTACTCATTAATTTTCGTATTGCAACTAATGTAGCGGTGTTTACTCTTGCTAACTCCCCACTACTGAGGGCAAGAATATCCACTGAATTTCCATTATCAGATAGATCAACATTAAATTTATCATTTGCAACTACAAAATTTATGTTAAAGCGTCCATCACTTAGTTCTGCTAAGTATTCGTTAGCTAAATCTTCTAATTCTTTTACTAGGTTTTCTAGTTTATAAGCAACTAACCCATTTGTAGAGAAAGACCTCTTTAAGACTTCGAGATTATTGAAGACTTTTTCTTGTTTAAGTAAGCTTTTCTTAACTCCTTCAAGTTCTTTTTCAAATTCTCTGGTTTGTTCGAGAATGACTTGAATTCTTGTGTTATGCTGCTCTCTTTGGGTGTTTTCATCTATAATCTCCCTTAATTGAGTTTTGGTTTTAGTAATAGACTTTTTTAATTCATCTATCTTTGCACTCAATTCCTCCCCATCTAATATTCTTTCAGGTAGACCGTGGTCTACTCTAGTAACTATGTCTTCAAACTCTTTTTGTTTTTTAATTTTAGTATTTATTATAGAGTTTAATTGTTTAATTTCTGCTACGACCGCTTCGTTGTGGACGTTGTCGGTTTCCGCCTTTTGGTTTTTTATTAGGCTTAGGCTTTTTAGGCTTTGAATAACCTCGGAATTTACTTTCTGATGGCATGTTGGGCATTCCTCTTTAAGACCCTCTAAATGAGTAATCTCCTTAATAGAATCTTTTAAAATTCGTTTATTAGCTCCTATATCAGCCATTATATCGTCATATGACTGTATTCCTTTCTGCTCCTCCCCTACTAGTGTAAAATCGGTAGTATCAATACTCTCAAGTAGTTCCTTGTACGTATTATTTACTCTAATTTTCTGATTTTTTTGACGAATATTTTCAAAGTCTATTGTTAATAGGCTTAATGCCTTCTCATCTTCATTCGAATTTTCTGGTAAGTTTAACTTTGATAATAGATTAGTATCACTCAATTTATTATCATGTAACCATTTTATAATAGTATTAGAAGTTCCAGTTAGTTCATTTATTCCCACAGTAACTTTTTTGGAAATACTTCTAAACACCTCATAATACTTTATATACTCATTAATTCCGAATAAATCAACTAAAAATTTCTTTCTATTTGCATCTGTAGCGGTTAAAAATTGAAGACTTGCATTTGTACTTTGATACACTAATTGTGAAAAAGTCTTAAAATCTAACCCTAATATTCCTTCTATAGTTTTATATGTATTTGTAGCAGTATGACTAGAAATATCTTCTTTATTAGAAAATAACTTAACTTTTATACTACCTCTACTTCTACGTACTTCTACCCTATAGGACTTAGTCTCTACAGAAAAGTCTAAAAATATATTATAACCCTTATTATAAGCTCTGTTCTGAATATCTGCTTTTTTAATACCTTTTGAATTTTTATTAAACAAAGCCTCTTCAATTATAAGTGGAATTGAAGATTTACCTGTTCCATTAGTACCTACCAATTGTGTTAAGGTACTAGCGTTTAAATTTATAGAATTATTACTTCCGTAACTAAAACAGTTATCCCACTGCAATTTCTTTAGCGTAATCATGAAATGTACTTAATATATCCTTAACTTTATTATTTTCCAATTCTAGAATATAACTTAAATATTCTACTAGCTCCTCTTCCATTGTCATATCCTTATCTAAGATAAGAGCAGCTTCTGTTTTTCTTCTTACTATTTTTTTATCTAATAAATCTGAATTTGCTACAGAGGATAAGTCTGCAATATTCCCTTCTAATTCGTATATTGTATGATGGTATGTTGTAGGAACCATCTCTTTCTCATTAGAAACTGTTTTTCTAATTAGTTGTGGAAGATTAAATTTTTTCCACTCCCAATTTATTCCTACATTACCCTCTATAATTATATAGCCTGTATCTACTAAATTTCTATGAAATTGAGTAGTCATAGGACTACCTGGGTATACAATATTTAATTGTGTATTTAAATGACTATGTAAGTCTCCAGCGTATACTACTGGAAATTGTGCAAATCTTTTTAGATCTACTTCTGGTGTAACATGTGGAGGTATAGCTCCCCTAACGTGGGTGAATAATGGCTTTCTTATGCTAAAATCTTTAGTGTGCCATTTTCCATGTAGCGCACAGTAGGGAAGCACCCCGAATCTTGCTTCATTATGAATACAATCGATTATGCTTACTAATGAGTTCACCTCCTTCGTAGCGCTTTTAAGTTGACTTAAAAATGTACTATTTTTCTTAGTGGCCTCATGGTTTCCATCATAGATTAATGTTCTGATTGAAACCTTGCTAACAAATTCAAAATATAATTCTAATTCCTCCATCGTAGGAACTCTGTCAAACAGATCCCCTCCAATGATGTGAAGCTTAACTTCTTTCTCTAATTTATATATTTCATTAAAAAAAGTTTGATACCGTTTACGCGCCCATTCTATTGGAACATTTTTTTGTCCCAGTTTTAAATGCCAGTCGGCTGTAAATAGTATCGGGTAGGATACTACCACGGAAGGTCTTCTTTACTGAGTTCCGACTGTACTTCTGCAGGAATTTCAACACTTGTACCAGCAATACGATCTAAAAGATCCTTTTGAGCTTCAGGTGTAGGACGTGGCAATACATCGTCCATAGATTTAAGTTCTTTTACTAGTACTTTTTCTTCATCACCTAAAGCACGGGTTTTACAGCGAAGAACTTGTAGTTGGTACTCTACATTAAATACGTTCGGTCCGGTTTTTACTCGCTTGAAATTTATATCCCAGCCAGTTTCAGTATCCGTAGGATCTCCAAGATCCTCTGCTGCTAACATAATCTGTTCCAGCAATTTTTTCTTTAAGTTAAGAACTTTAACTTCTCCGTCGTGAAGACATTGAATAGCATAAGCCCAGCCGCACTTCATTTCAGGATTGTACTTACGAACCCAATCTGTCTCAATATTATCAAACGCTTCTTTATCACGGTTGAATCCTAAACATTCCATTGGAATATTTTTCCCGTTTTCTCCTTTAATCCAATAGACATATCGAGGTAGTATATCACCAACCATTCTAACACTGTTATCTCCCTCTTTATATGTGTATTGTACTATTGACGACTTTTGGGCCGCCCCTTTTGAATCAGCAAATTTTATTGCCATTTTATTTTTCTCCTTGTGGCTTCTCAAATAGGAAATGAATTTTTCCATCTTCTATATTAAGTAGACTGTTATTTTTTATAATTTCCTCTTTCACTGGTGAGTGTAAAAGGTCTAGGGTTGCATCTTTAGTTTCTAAGTAGTTACTCAAATTACGAAAACTCGCAAGATGAATATAATGAAGCCACTCTAAACTTCGATGGCTTCTTCTTTCAGTAAATATCATTTCTGGATGTATCAAAAATGAGTCTCCTGAAAAATCTTTTTGGTAATACTTATAAAGTATATCCTTAGTGTTCTTTGGTATTGATTTAAATGTTAGCAAATGAAGAATGGCAAATATATTATTAGATTTACCTTCTGAATGCTGAATTATTTTTTTCCAATTAAACAGTATCATATATTATATCAAAAATCGCCGTGTCTGTCAAGAACTATTTTTTCAAATGTTTTCTATTTTGTAGCCTTGCTTTATATAGTAACCAGCCCTATTATTCGCCTGCTTTCTAGCCGTGTTACCCTTTAGATTTATATCTACTATAGTGGGAGTTCTCTTTCCTTCTTTTACTCTTATTATTCTACCTATTAATTGGGTTAATAAAGGCTCATTATTAACAGGGGTTCCTAAAACTAAACAACTAAGAGCGTCTAAAGATATACCCTCTGAAAATATTGATTGTGTCCCATATAATATATCTTTATCCTCATTTATGCGTTCCATCATTGCGGGCCTCTCTTCATGCGGAGTTGCCCCAGTAATTACTATTGCGTTATCTCCACTTAACTTAGCACAATTCTTTAAAAACTCTACACGGTCTGCTACTACTAATACTTTGTGTCCTTTTGCTGCGTATGCGCTTGCTATCAGGGCTATCGTATGTTGATATTCATCATTATATGCTAACTGGTTTATCTTCCTAGCCCAGGGAATACTTCCTCCATCGAGAAATCTTATCTCTGAATGTATTATATGTATTTGAGGCTTCATGTAGTTTTCCTTCGGGGGAAAGTAAACTGTTGGGCTAAAGTAATCTCTAAATACTACATGTTTTCCATCTTTTCTTTCTATTGTTCCTGATAAACCAATCTTATATCTTGCTCGACATTTATCTATAATTTTTGCAAAGGTAGGAGAAGATACGTGATGCATCTCATCCAAAATGATTGTTCCGAATTCATTTGCAATGTCTGGTACCCTTCTCGTTAAAGTCTGAACATTACCTATAACTATAGGCCCATCTAAATTGAACTTTCCACTACCTATTATTGAAGGTTTAATTCCAAATACTTTTTCTACTTCTCTTTCCCATTGGCTTCTTAAAGCTAAAGTATGAACAACTACTAATGTTTTCTGCTTAAGTTTGGCTGCGATTGCTAACGCAGTAAAAGTCTTCCCCCAACTTACCCAAGCATTTATTATACAGCTGTTCTCTACCTTTTGATAAACTTCTTCCTGGCTAGGTCGTAATTTATACCGAAAT